AGAGTTAACGGCGAACCCATAACAATGAGCCCAATTGGCCAATACGAAGCAGCATCGCCAGTGGCGAAAATAGAAGACAGTAAGCACTTGCAAGACTTGATTGATGATTTATGGTCCCTAGGACTAAGGCCATCGGCAAGAGCAGATGAATACAAGGCTCAATTAGATTCAACGAGAGATCATTTGAATGATATGCGGGCGTTAGTTTTTAAAGGTAAAAGAGAAGATTTAAATTTAAGATAAAGGAAAACAAATTATGCTTAAACTAAACTTGGGCAGCGGCCCTGAACAATTAAAACTAAAAGGTTACGAAAATATTGATCTCATTGACGGAAAAAGTGCGTACCCGCTTAAGTACGACACTGAATCAACGGACGAAATACGTGCATCTCATATTCTTGAGCATTTTGGGAAACACGAAGTACAGTCAGTTCTTAGGAATTGGGTAGATAAACTCCGTCCGGGTGGCGTGTTGAAAATTGCCGTACCGGACTTCGACAAGATCGCGGTGGATTATGTAAACCAGATCAAGCACGAACATTCACCGGACGAATATATAATGGGAAGTCAATCAGATGAAAACGATTTCCACAAATCAATATTCAATAAAACCATACTGACCAAGCTTCTCGAAAGTGCAGGGCTAGTGGATATTCAGGTCTGGAAATCAGAGATTGAAGATTGTGCAAGCATGGACGTATCTTTGAATCTACGAGGTCAGAAACCAGGAGGACTAGAGACGAAGATTCAGGCCGTAATGTCAATGCCTCGCCTCGGTTTTACGGCTAATATGTTTGCAGCTTCGACCACATTCCCTGCACTTGGAATAGGATGGAAAGTAGGGAATGGTGTTTTTTGGGGTCAAGTATTATCAAGAATGATAGAAAAACACGAACTCGACAACACTGAATACTTAATCACAGTCGATTACGATACTTGGTTTAAAAAAGAGCATGTAATTCGTCTGTTGCAATTGATGGCTGAAAACCCAGACGTAGATGCCATAGTTGCAGTGCAAATAAAACGTGAAAATGAAGTTCCTATGTTTTCGATGGTTGACGAAGATGGTAACGGCAGAGGCGATGTTCCTTTGAAGGAATTCAAAGAGGAGCTTGTTCCTATATGCAATGGTCACTTCGGACTAACAATATTCCGAGCATCTGTATTCGCTGAACTTAAAAGACCGTGGTTCCAGGCCCATCCCGATTCGGACGGACGTTGGAATGAGGGACACATAGACGAAGATATTCACTTCTGGCATAACTTCAGAGAGAGTGGGAAGAAAGTGTGTCTTGCTCCTAAAATAAACCTCGGACATTTACAAATTAAATGCACCTTTGCGGGTCCAGTAGAAGATGGATTCGAGCCTGTAGAGTATTACATGGATGTAATGAATCGTGGTGAATACGCTGAGCATTGCGTACCTAAAGTGGAGATGTTGAAATGAAGATAAAACTATTAAAGCATTACGGAATGTCTGGCCCCGGCGATATACTGCCGGAGGTCAATAAGCCTGTTGCTGATTTACTTATACGACGTGGAATAGGCGTAGAAGTTAAACCTAAGAAAAAGAGGGCTAAAAAATGCTCGAATACCAAATAACAACACAGCCGACAGTAGAGCCGATAACGCTAAACGAAGCGAAGCTGAATCTGCGAGTTAATTGTACTGACGACGACGCCTTGATTACAGCCTTGATAGTTGCTGCTCGTAGATGGTGCGAGCAGTATGAGAACCGGGCATATATCACTCAGACGATAACAGCTAATACGTTCTGGCTACCTGCTCAGATAATACTACCGTTACCGTTGTTGCAATCCGTAACTTCGGTGACTTATATTGACACAGCAGGCGATACGCAAACTTTGTCGTCTGATTTATATGATGTTGATACAGTACGAGAACCGGGCAGGATAACAAGGGCGTTTAACGCAACTTACCCATCTATCAGGGGTGACGTTAATGGCGTAACGATTGTATATAAGGCTGGTTACGGTAATGCTTCGACAGATGTTCCACAAGAGACGATACAGGCTATACAGATGCTCATAGCTCATTACTACGACGATAGAGAGGGATTGCTGCCGATACCTCCAGCAGTTAAGAATATGCTTAATAAAAGGGTTAAAACAGTATGAAGATAGGTGACTACAACCGAAGAGTAGAAGTGCAGACGAATACGCCGACTAAGGATAGTTTTGGTGGTGTGATTAACTCATGGGCTACCACTTCGACTGTATGGGCGAAAGTCACCAATCTCACTGGCGGTAAGCTTGAGGCTGCCCGGCAGATTGATATTAAGGCAAGTGTCGAGATTGGGACTCGGTTTTGTGGCACTGGCGGCGTGGCTGGTATAACCATGGCTAATCAGATGGTGTACAACAGCCGTATTCTCGAGATCGTGCATGTCAATGATGTATTTGAGCAACATACAGAATTGCGTATTACATGTAAGGAGCAGATAAGTGTCTGATATACTATCTCTTACTCCTACTGGATTTGAAGCGTTCGACCTTAAGCTAAAAGCAATGGAAAATAAAGTAGCCAAGAAGATTGTCCGCCAGGCAACTAAGGCAGGTGCTAAAAACACATTGAAGCGAGTAAAAGCCAACGCTTTGTCTATGGTAGGCGGCGAAATGGGTACGTTAATTGCTCGCAGTGCTAAGGTATTCGTATTTAAGCATCAAAGGCGTGGCAGTTGGGGTGTCCAGATCGGTATGGACCCGCGAGAAGATAGGTTTATTCATATATCGCAATCAGGCAGACGAAATTACATCCCGTCCGCTATCGAGTACGGACATGGCAATGCAAGGCCAATACCGTATATTCGTAGGGCGTGGGAAGAAACTAAACGCGAAGATGTTAAAATAATGGGCAAGAAACTAAAAGAAGGCATTGAAAGAGAGGCGAAACGTGGCTGAAAAGGTAAAGGATATGTGGCTGAAGGTTTTGATAGGCTTTATTTTCTCGTTGATAGTATTAGTGACGTCATTGGGAGCAAATAAACTTGATAAAAAAGTCGATAAAACTGTATTTGATATGCACGAAAGATACCAGAGTAAGCAGTTTGATTCAATAAAGACCTATCAAAAAGAACAGTTTGACGGGATAAAAGCCTATCAAAAAGAGCGATTTGACGACTTTAAAAATGCATTAGATGACATGAAAGTGAAATAATGACCCTTAAAGAAGCAATATATACATTATTAACAGGCGATTCCACAGTCAATACATTGACGGGCGGCAGTATTGGCGGCGGTGGCGATCCTGTAGAGGGTCCGGTTTCAGTGGTCTATCATTCTATTAGCATGAATCCAGACAAGCACACAATGGATGGCCCTGATACGCTCGCAACAAGACGCTTTCAGATCAATTCGTTTGGGCTGTCTGAAAAGAGTTCAACAGAGCTTTCGGACGCTGTGCGTGCGGTATTAGATGGGTTTAACGGAACAGTGAATACATTGGCAATATCTTATATGTCATTAAGAGACGAGGGCGATTTAGATGAATTTGAACCTGGAAATAAACCAATAAGCCGACATGGAATTCGGCAAGATTACGAAATAACTTATACAAGACAGTAAATTGAAAGGGTATTATCATGGCAGGACAAGGCGGTTTTAAGACCACGCTAGGCGGGTCTAGTAATTTCACAGGAACCAGCGTGGTTTCGGAAATAACAAGCATCAGTCTCCCAGAACTCGGAATGACCGACATTGACGTATCTTCATTCGATTCGGCTCAGAATTACATGGAGTTTATCGGTGGCTCGGTTGATCCCGGAGTAATTGACATTGAACTGAACTATGACAAGGATGTCGACGCTCTTTTGATAGCAGCGTTAGGTGATGTTAATGAAACATGGACAATTACATTCCCAGATGCTTCGACATGGGCGACGGTTGGCTATATTAACAAGATGGGTGGCGGTACATCTGCTCCAAACGACAAAATCAGTAGGGTTATGTCGATAAAATGCAGTGGGCTTCCAACTCATACAACAGGTGCATAAATTTGAAAGGATAATGCCATGTCAGGTATAGGTGGTTTTGCTACAAGATTAAACGGCGTAGAGAATTTTAATATAAATGGCAATACAAGTGCAACAGCCGTTAGTGACTTGACTAGGTTTATTGGTGAGGTTACGAGCATTAGTTTGCCAGAGCTCGGTATGACAGATATTGATGTGTCAAGTTTTGATTCTGCGAGCAATTTTATGGAATTCGTAGGCGGTTCTGTTGACCCCGGCGTTATTGATATTGAGTTGAATTATGACAAGGCAGAAGATAATTTATTGCTGCTTGCTTTGCGTGATCCAAATGAAGTATGGCAGATCACCTTTTCGGATTCTTCGATATGGAAATCTGACGGATATATCAATAAGATCGGAGGAGGCACATCCTCACCTAACGATAAAATAAGTAGAGTAGTATCAATTAAATGCAGTGGAGTACCGACGCAATCAGCAAGCTTTATTGCTCCGCCTGCACCAACTCCAGCACCATAATGATTTTAATTTAAAGGAAATTAACATGTTAAGTAAAGAACAGATATTGGAATGTAATGATATTAAGTCGGAAGTTGTCCAAGTCCCTGAATGGAATGGTGAGGTGACTGTCAGGGGGTTATCTCTCCTTGAAAAGGACATATGGACAGATTCAATCGTGGTAGACGGGAAAGCATCAATGCAAGGTGCTACTGCCTCACTTTGTGCTTTATCTATGCGGGGTGAAGATGGGATGAAGCTATTTTGTGACGCAGATATACCTGCACTGCAAGAAAAGTCTGCGCAAGCATTAGACAGGGTGTTTCAGGTTGCTCAGAGATTGTCTGGTATCGGTCAAGAAGAGATCGAGGAGACAGTAAAAAACTCCGAAAAGACCCCGACAGGCGGTTCAGATTAGACCTTTGCCGGGAGGTCTTCCATTGTACTTTAGCAGAACTTGGCCGGCGTTTGTCGGCTAAAGAGTACACAGAATGGAAGGCCTATTACAGTATTCGTCCATGGGGCGAAGAAATGCAGGATTACAGAATTGGTATGGTGACTCAAAGTGTTAGAGCACCGAACTCAAAGAACCCGGTTTTAATGAAAGATTGTATACCAGTGTTTGAAGCAGTGAAAGAAAATAAAACATTTGATTGGAAAGCGGCAAGTGCTGCTTGTAAATCTCATACATTAGCGATGGGCGGTAAGGTAAAATAATGGCGACAATTAGTACATTAGCTGTAAATTTAATAGCACGCACCTCGGTGTTTGAGAGAAACATGAAGCGTAGTAGGAAGACGCTGAAGTCATTTAAGTCTTCAGCGGTAGCGACTACGGCAAAGATAACGGCCGTAGCGGTAGCTATAACAGCTGCGGCTCGTGCTACGATCTTCTTCACGAACGCCGCGTCGAGGGCTCAGGAGACTATGAACCTGTTCAATACTGTATTCGCTGAGAACTCGGCAGAAACAGCTAAATGGGCAAATGATTTTGCAAAGAACATCGGCAGGTCTAAGACCGAAGTAAAAGAATGGGCTGCTACTTTGCAGGACACATTCGTTCCTTTGGGCTTTGCCCGTGATCGAGCAGCTGAATTAAGTAAGACACTTGTGGAACTGGCCGTTGACGTTGCTTCATTTAAGAACATCGCGAGCGATAGGGAAGTTATTGATTCATTTACCAGTGCTATCGTTGGTAATCATAGGGCTGTTAGGGCTTATGGCGTGGTTATAACGAATGCAACCATAGAAACCGCATCGCTTAAGGCTGGACTGGGTAAGACTTTCGCTCAGTTGACAGAACTTGAAAAAGTCCAGTTACGATATAATATCATAATGGATTCAACAAAAGACGCTCAGGGTGACGCTGCGAAGACTGCGAATAATTACGCGAACAGAGTCAAGAAGCTTAAAGGCCAGTTTACCGACCTAAAGGAATTGATGGGTAAGGATTTAATGCCGATCCTGTCTAAAATGATAGGGTTTATGAGCAGCGCAGGAGTACCCGCATTGCGGAAAATGGCTAGAGGGTTTAATGTTCTTATTAAATTCCTCCAGAGCAATACCGTTAAATACCTAGCCATGTCCACGGCAATAGTTTTCACGGTCGTTAAAATCAAGGCTCTTATCTTAGTCGTGAAAGCAATAGCTAATAGCTACAGGCTTTTTGCTATCGCCCAGTCGGTTGTTCTTTCGCTTCAAGGCCCGAAAGGGTGGGTCACATTAGCGGTTGGGATTGGCGTTGCTACGGCTGCTATTATCTCACTTAATGCAGCTATGAAGGATACGAGCGACCAAGCAAGTAAGGCTATTGCTTCCGTAGCAAAGATAGCTCCCGGAGTAGACGAGAGTGCTATACGTCAAGAAATAATCAGAAAAGAAGCGTTTCTTGAGCATCTTAAGACAAGTACAAAAGTGAAAGGAAGTGGCAAGGCTAGGGCTATTGCCGGCGCAGAGAAAAGGCTCGGCTTAGCCAAGGCACACTTAGCTACTGCTATACAAGCCAGAAGGGTCGCTCAGGATGTAGCAACTGAAGAAAGACAGCGATTATCAGACCAGAAAAGAATGCTGGCGTTGTCGAATGAAGCCGTAAGTCTCAGAGCTTCACTGATAACACCGATGGAGGCGTTGGCAAATCGAGAAGCCCTTGCTAATAAATTGCTCGACGAAAGGTTGATTACTCTAAAGGAATTCCGTAAGGCAATAAATAAGATAGACGAAGATGAAAAAACTATACTCGATAAAGATAAACTCGACGAATT